GAGTCCACGCTGCGCTCATTTTTTCTCCGGCTTTGCAGTCTTAGCTGATTCACGGAAATCTTTAGCAGTTGGCGCACCGGGGTCGCCAGGTTTACGCATACGCTCACCCGAACCGGCTTTGATCCGTTCCTGCTTAGCTAGGATATTGGCATACAGCCCCGGCTTGTTCATCATGCTGTGAAGATTCCAACAGCAATGACAGTCACGCCGCTTCCGGTCGTGATCTTCCACGGGCCAGTAGCTGCTGCCATGTTGAGTTCAACCGAGTAGATGCCAGGAATTACCGTTGCGCCGCCGGTCAAGATCACGATTGAAGTGCTGCCATCAATCAGCGTGACGGTTGCAGAAGCTGCCGTGACTACTGAAATTATAAGTCGGTGGATGTAATCGCCTTTTGCGCCCGAGCTTGCAGTTGCACCCAAGACTTGCGCGGTTTGGCTTGCTGCTATGGTTTCATACCAATAAGCATAGGGATAAGAAACGCCACTCATATTCGTGCTCCTTTAGTTTTAGTAGTTGCCCACATGTCATTCAGGGTAACCGTGTTCGTCGGGCCTACCATCAGAGGCTTCTCTCTATCCGGCGCTCTGAATACCGGTTCATTCTTCCAACTGATCGCCATCATACGAAATGCGTCGGCAGGGTGGCTAGTCCAATCGTGCCTCGGGGTCTGCCTGAAAGCCTTTTTATCCTCGTCGTACTCGCGTTGGTATTGCTTTAACGCCTCAATGCCCTCGTAACATTTGTTATCGAACCAAGTCGTGGGGATCATCTTCCTGACCGCTTGGATGCCGTCTTGTACCGAGAGATCAGGAACGATGCTAAGTGTCCCAAGCCCCAAGTGCTGTGCAAGCTGCTCGATAATGCTCTTTCCTCCGCTTGCAAGGGTCTTAGCCTTTGCGTCATGCGGGAGGTAGTGCTTGCCGTAGCGGTAGCCTCGGTCTGTAATGACTTGGGCAAGTTCCTCAATGTTCGCGCCCGATACCGAGTAGAAGTCGATAACATGGATTTCGCCTCTGACGACTTGATACCACCATATAGCCGTGTCATCCCGATAGCCCAAGTCCCAGGCGGTATGCACCGGCACAACGGGATCGACAGCAATATTTGTGATGCGCCCTTGTTCTTCTGCTTCCCTGAGTTCTGTGCCGTAAAAAGAACCGAGAATTGAGGCTTCGAACGAAGTCTCCATCTCTTGCAGATACTGATCCTCGGTTAATTGCGCCCTAGCTGCTTTTAGTTCAGAGGGAGGTAGCAGCCCCGACGAAGAGGCGGGCAGGCGTAGCAAGAACCATTCAGCAGGGTTTTGCCTTGCTGTCTCGTAGATGTTCCAAAACTGATTTTTTCCTTTAGGCGTGCCACCAAACACACACCATCCCTGCTTGTCAGAGAGGGCGGGTCTTATGACATTACCCCACACGCTAGGCTTGAAGTCGCCATACTCATCCAGGTATATCCCATCGAAGCCCAAGCCCCGCATCGCATCGGCATTATCAGCACCGAACAACCGAATCTTCGCCCCGTTCATCAGGGTAACCGTCAATTCAGCCTCGTTGCTGTCCAAGATGATCGGCTGCGCGAAGTTCTTCAGATAGTCCCAAACGACTGACTTCGCCTGGCTGCGGTACGGTGCGACATAACCAAACAAGGGGAAAGCGCTCTTACAGGTAGCCGCTGCCCTGATTACGTCATTGATAGCCGCCACCGTCTTACCTGCCCGCCTATGCGCTACGAGACAACCCCACCGCTGCGTACGGGCATGGAACGGTAGGAATGCCGGTCGAGGCGCATAAGGAAGGATTATTTCGGATCGGCCCATCGGATCACCATTTCCTGCGGCCCGCCCTCTGATCCTACGTTCTCAGTCCGAGCCAAGTCAGGCACTACCTTCTTCAGCAAAATATCCGCTGCTTTCACTTGGCTGTTCGATAGCTCAATCTCGCCCTCAACGTGCTTTAAAAGGCGATTCATGATCTGACTAGCTTGAATCTTTTCGCGCCAAGCATCAGACAACACAACTTTCCGTTTTCTAGCAGCCATGTGATTGATTTGTAACAGATATTCTTAACATACTTAATTTATGTTATTACTTAAGAAAGCGCAGTTTGTAGAGGGTCGAGTCGATCTGATCCGCGATGCTATCCACTAGGTTGTTAAGCTCGCTATCCTGTGGCAAATCCTTGCGAATGTCGTTTACAAACTCTTTGATCTGCGTCAGGTACTTGACCGGATCGGTGGCTAGGTGGAAATCCTTGGGGTAATTTGTGATGATGTCATAGCACCCCTGATACGCCTCTGCCCACTTGTCTGCTAGTTCCACGATAGCGTCGTAATATTCACCGAGCGCCATGTGCTGAGCGAATGACTTGGTTTGCAAGTGCATAAAGTGCGTGACGGTTGCTGAGTGAAAAAGAACACTAACAAACGCCGCCGCCGATTCGTTGTATTTCGACATTTTTCACCCTTTTTCAGCAATTTCACTATGATATTCTGAATTTATCAGAGAGTCAAGCACGTAATTTGACCATCTGAGCAATCATGATTTCGACCGTGTCCTTGACTCCTTGCTTGTCACGCACGATTGCCCTGCACCCCGTCCATTGGAGCGCAAACTTTTGTTGATCCTCCGTTTCCTTACCTTTCTCCCCTTTGACCTCGACAAACCAAGTAACGCCCCCAAACGCGACGAGAAGGTCAGGCACGCCTCTACCCATAGGTGCAAGGCTAAGCACAGCACATCCACGCATCTTGAACTCAGTAACGATTTCAACATGATTTGCATCGACCTTTGCAGCGCGTCTCATAAACCCTCAACAGAAATTGCTTTTGTGGGCGTTTTCCAGTTCTTGTCGGGCGCAGGCGCTATCCAAGACGGGTCGAGCCACACAAGCCGGTTGTTTGGGTAAGCAATCAACTGCCCTGTTTGCAAGGCAATGATGTGATGGTTTTTGTGCTGATCCGGCGTTTCTGACCACCCCGTTCTCATCCAATCAAGGGTGAACAAGTAATTCCCCGTTCGGATCACCCCATCCCTGCCGAGCGCTGTGACTTTGTGGTTCTTCAAGAATGAGAATTGATGCACCGCGAATTCATAGCCGTAGCTGTCCCACCACACAAGTTGCTCAATCGGTAACTGTTCGCAAGGCTGTAAACAAATCTTGTTTATTGGCACTCGCGCCCATTGCGCTCCCGATTCCAACATCACCTGAAACATGGGAACTCGCGCAGGTTCTGCCCGCACCCCAAAAATTACCGCTTTGACAAACTCTCCGTGGCCTTCTTTCTCGTCATACAAGAATTCTTTGCGTACAAAGCATTGAATCGTCGGGCAGTCGTCAATTAACATGGGCAGCTTTCTGAATAGCTTTAGCGGTTTCAATTTCGGCAATGACTTCCGGGCCAGTCTCAATCGTAATCCGCATATCCTTCACCAACAATTCCATGCACACGCCCTCTGAAAGTTCTGTTTCTGTGTAATCGCTCTCAGTTTGCCCATATTCAAGGAATGCTGTGCAAATGCCATGCAGCACCCGCAACGCATCTTCGTGGCTTACTTTTGGAAACTGGCACATAGCTGCTCCGTCTGTTGTAACAATTCTTGTTCTGTCCCATATCGCTGCTCGAAAGCTTTGCGCCAGGGGTGTCGGCTCACGTATTCCGGCGTATTGCGTCCACTTCTGTGATGGGTAGGACACAGGCATATCACAAACATTTCACCCTTGCGCTTGCTGCCACTCAGAACATGGTGGATATCGCCATCGGATCGGGTTTCGTGGAACAGCCTGCACACAATGCAACCCAAGTCTCTGACCTTGGCGTGCCATTCCTGTTCAGCCTTGGTCAACGTTAACTCCCGCCTCAATCGAGGCAAAGTTCAGCCAATCAAGCCAATCGCTGAATTTTTCCCGGTCATACTTACTTGTTCGCCTGCCTAGCATCACAATGCCTCCATGAAGGCCAGGAGCAAGCCTTGGAGCGATTTCGCCCTCATAGGTAGCCGTGAGTATGTCCTTCCAGTCTTCGTCGATTAGGAACGTCTTTTGGCCGTTTATCATCCATTGTTTCTGTTTTGCCCACGCGCCGAGGATTCGCCATTGGGCTGCGTTTTGGTCTAGGGTGCGGAGCTTAGTATTCATAGTTAATGGTCGTGCGGTTTATTCGCAGCACCGTTGCGCCGTTGCGCATGTGAAAGTCTCGCGCCATTGCGGTCTTGGGCGACATAGTAATGATTCGATACCCGCTATTTTTCCTAGCCACCGCCCTCACCAATTTTTGACCGCATCCCTTTTTGTAAGACCAAATCGAATACAGAATGATTTTTTCATCGGTATTTTCTTGTTGATTGAATTTTGCCAAGTCGCGCTCAGTTCTTGGAACTCTGTATTTCCGAGCACAGCAAACGATAGCGCCTACTTCTTTGCCCTCAATCCACATATAAACGTAGCGCCCGTAGCTTAGTTTGCGCTGCGGGCTGATACTTGGACGCACAGGGTCATCAAGCAGGATCGGATCGGGTTGAAGTAGTCTGACTAGCATCATTCCCCCTTTATGCCGTGAGCAACTTCGATGGCTCGGGCAAAGGTCAGATATTGCATTGAATCAACCTGTTTGTGGATTTCAAAGATTTCCTCATCCGTCAGCGGCTTGGGCTGTGGTGCATTTTTGTTTTTACCGTCATGAAATCCGCTCATGTAGGCAATGGTAAGTTCATCAGGTTCTTGCTTCTCTGCCTCTTCGATGGCTTGGCGTAGGGCATTCAGCGATGCCGAGTAAGCATCCTCATGGTTTAACAAAGGCGTTCCATGTTGTTCCAGCGCATCCAATGCTTGCTTCATGGCTTCGAGGCTCATTTCCGCACCCACACGCGGCACATACGGCCTGACGCGCCTTTCTTTTGTCCATCGGTGTAAGCCAAGTCCAGCCGTTCTAGTTCGCTCATGCGCCTGGCCACCGCGTTATGGTCGAGATCAGTACGGGCTGCAATGTCGTAGATTGTTCCAGGCTGTTCTAACGCTTGCAGGATGATGCCGTGATGCTTAGTGGCTAGTTCTGCTGCCTGATCCGCTGCTGCATGGCTGGTATCAGGATCGGTGTTACGTACACGCGGAAAGTGCAAGTTGGGAAACCATTTATCTAGCATCATTTTTTTATCCATTCATAGAAAAGGTTATTTTCTGTTGCCCTAACTTCTACTACTTGAAACTCAGCAGAAAAAGCCCTCACAATTTCGGCTGATTCAGGCATAGCTGCTGCCCGTTCCTCTCGCGTCATTCCTTGCACGCGCACCGCTGTTGCAACTCTTTCCCTCCAAGTTACGCTGCCCGTAACCGCAGGCGATACTGGAACATATCCTCGCCCGGTCTTGCCGGTACTCCGATCTTGCGACCGTGTTCCATTGTTAGTTGATCGCTTGTCCACCAGTTCACCACTTTCGGTTCAGGCATCGAAATTTCATCATCGAACCTTTCGCCATTCAACCAACTTGCAGGGTGTGGAATGTATTGCTTGTCCCGTCCTTCAGCCGTCCACATCCGCACATGGTCATCAATCGCTGCAAGTGCTTTCTGTTGCTGCTCGGCAGTAAGGCGCGACCATGCTTTGACTGCATCTTTGCGGGCTACTTTTTTGGGAAACTTGGAATAGAACTCGTCGAACATTTTTTAGCCTCCATTTCACGAATGTCCATTGCTGCGTCTGCTACGCCGTGCCAATCTTCTTGCTTCACCTTCAACAACAAATATTGCAGCATGATCTCCTTGTCAGTCATAAATTTCCTTATGCAAATAAAAGTTGTTGAGTAGCTACTGCACCACCGGCATCGTATTTCTTTGTTTCACCTTTAGGATAAGGTTCTATGTCATATTTCAAATCGTTCAACATCTGACGCTTTTGATACTTGTTACCGCAGAAAAAAATATACCGGTGTTTGCGTGATCTTTCCTCCATAAAAAAATCATCGCCAAATTTAGCTTTTAAAAAAGCTAAACGATTTTCTTGCCCTCTAGCGATATCGTTAATTGTTTGATTGTGCAAATTTTCCATGCCACGAATTTTGTAATCTTGTTTTTTTGCGCTCAATCCGGTGTAAATGAAGTTTGTTGCTTGATAGATATAGCCAATGTGCCCCATTGCTGTATCTGCATAACTTACGACAATGGTCGGTTGAGGCAGATGCTTTAGCGAATTTGCAACAAGAAAACTTGCATAATTTTTTCCTTCATTGCATACGAGTCGGTTCAATTCCAATACGTTGTTTTTCCATTGATTGCCACATAACCCAACACGCAAAGAAGAAGATGATGGAACGCCATAAGTCACTACGCCAACAAGATCAGGAGCAAACAATCCAAACGCATAAGAGATTGGAGGCATTCTTCGTGCGTAATGCTTTTGCAGTAACCACGGACTCACTTCTTGTGGTTTGAGAGACAGTATCTTCATGTTGTTCCTAGTAGTATCTATCTGCTCTTTGGTGAGCGCACGTAGCCTTAGCCTGTGCGCCCTTTAGTCTGCTCTTCGGAGCCGCGACACGCGACAGTCTTTCGGTCAGAGGCACTATCTTCGCCACCTCTCTGCGTGCTGTTGCAGACCTTAGCCACCAGTAGCACTTTCCACTCGCATCGCTGTTGCTCTCATTGCCCAATGCGGTGTAGCCCAAAAGAAAAACCCACCTACGGCTGGGCTTCAGACCTCGACGGAAGTGAGCAGATATCCACCATTTAGCTCTCGACAGCCGAAGCCCATGCGTAGATGGGTTCGTGGTGGCAATCTTTTCACGCTTCCGGCGTGGCCCGATCTTTCTCTCGGACAAACACACAGTAAACGACTTTTTTCTGTTTGTCAACTACTGCTGTGGGACGATTTCAGCCACTAGCTGCTCGACGGGGATGTAGTCAATAGGATTGACCTTCAGAGCGCCGTTTGTGACCACCTGGAGCTTGTATGCCATGCCCTCAGGGATTTGCCCACGCTTCGCCCACTGGCTCACTGCTTGGCTCGTAATGCCCAATGCCTCGGCTAGCTTGCGACGGTTGCCAAAGTGTGCTTCTGCTTGTGCAATTTTCATGATGTTCCTTATAGGGTTAAAGATAACTTGCAAAGCATCCTAACCTGTGTCAATCTATCTTGTCAAGCGGAATTGATTTAGTTAAGAATACTTTACAATTTTCCTTTGCAACAAGTGTTGACAATGTGCAATTAGGTGTGTAAAGTCTGTTCTGTAGTAACCAATTGACAACAACAAAACGGAGTGACAAATGAGCAAAACACTTAACAACCTTTTGGAACAGCGCCGTTGGATTGCACATATTGATGATGAACGAAACGAAGGAAATAGCATCATCGTTACGCTCGCCAAAGGTTGGGATTTTGAAGATGAACAAGGTTGTGGTGTGCGTGGTTTTGACACAGTTGCAGAAGTCAAGATTGGCACAACCAAAACAAACGTAGTTCAACACACGATTCACATCTGACAAACAAGGGGGCGCAAGCCCCCGCTAATTGACAACAACAGGAGACACCATGAACCTCTGCAAAGACTGCAAGCACTACAAGAAAAACGCCGACAACATCGAGGCATCCGAATGCACACGCAAGCCGCAATTCTCACCCATCAGCGGCAGCGTGTTGCCGACGTTCTGCAACCTTGAACGCGCTGCTTGGGGAACGTGCAAGCCCGAGGGCGCTCACTTCAAGCCACGCGAACTTACGATGACTGAGTCAGAACTAGATCACGAGTGGGCGCGACGCATGAGCCGTGGCGAATACGACTACGACATTTTCTGCCGTCGATTGGTGGCTGGATCATGAACGGCGACCGCGCAGTGGCTATCGGCTTCACAATCATTTTTCTACTTATCGTTACGGGAGTATTAGCATGAGCGTCTACACAAAATTGATGCAAGCAAGGCTGTTTTTGCAAGCCACGAAGTTGACCAAGTCGGGCGAAAACAAGTTTGCCGTATACAAATATTTTGAACTGGGCGACTTCCTGCCTACGGTGCAGGAGATTTTCCACAACCTTGGACTGTGCGGAGTTGTCAGCTACACCGCCGACATTGCCCGTTTGACCATCATCGACACCGAAGATGGCTCGCAACTCGAGATCACTTCGCCAATGGGTAGCGCCGCCTTGAAGGGATGCCACGAAGTCCAAAACATCGGGGCAGTCGAGACTTATCAGCGCCGCTATCTGTGGGTCACGGCGATGGAAATTGTCGAGCATGACGTGCTGGATGCGAATAACGGCAAGGATACCCCTCAGAAACGCTTAGATTCGTTGCCACAGCTACTTGAAGCAATCAACACAGCTAACACAGCAGATGAATTAAAACTGTTCTACGCGCAAGCATATCGCGCTGCAAAAAATGTTGAAGATACCGACGCAATGCAAAAAATTGTTGCTGCCAAGAATTCCCGCAAAACAGAACTGGAGGCAGCATGAAAATTTTGTCAATGTCGCAAGGCAGTCCCGAATGGCTTGCCGCCCGCGCCGGTAAGGTCACAGCCAGCCGAATCAGCGATGTGATGGCATCCAAGACCACAGCCGCTTACCGGGATTACAGGGCGCAAATTGTGGCTGAGATTTTGACGGGACAGCCGCAGGAATTCGGCTTTACAAATGCTGCAATGCAATGGGGAACGGAGCAAGAAAAGTTTGCCCGCGCCGAGTACGAACTGGCTTGCGATTGGACGGTGGACGAAATCGGAATCGTGCTGCATCCGACGATTGAGCGCGGTGCAGCTTCACCGGATGGGTTGGTGTCTACCAATGGTCTAGTGGAAATCAAGTGCCCTAAGACGGCTACGCACCTGCAAACGCTGATCGACAAGAAACAGCCTCGCCAGTACGAACATCAAATGCTTTGGCAAATGGCTTGCACCGGTCGGGAATGGGTGGATTTCGTATCCTACGATCCGCGATTACCCGAAGATTTGCAGTTGTTTGTGCATAGATTCGACCGCGATGACAAGCGTATTGCGGAAATCGAAGCAGCAGTAACGCAGTTCCTGTCCGAAGTAGATGAAATGATTGACAACATAAGGAAAAAATAATGGCTTACATACCGAAACCTGGCAGCTTCACGCTGTTCAAGAACGTTAAAAAAGAAACCGACAATCACCCCGATTATCGGGGAGATGGTCTTGATCTGATGGGCGAACCGATATGGATATCAGCTTGGATCAGAGAGGGCGCTAAAGGCAAGTTTATGTCTTGCAGTATGCAGCACAAGAACAAAGATCAGCCGGTAAAGAAAAAGGCTGGCGATATGTCGGATTTGGATAACGATATCCCTTTTAATTAAAACGGGTCTATAATGGTTGTACCTTCCGCACAGGAGATACAACATGGCTCGTTTCAAAGAATGCTTCAAGTGCAAGACCGTTCAGCCGTTAACTGAGTTCTACAAACATCAAGCAATGGCTGACGGTCATCTCAACAAATGCAAGACTTGTACGAAAAATGATGTGGCAACGCATAGGCTGC